GAGGGCGGTGGCCGCAACACGTCGTGAATTGGCTAGGCCTGCCCTGCCTAACAGTAGGGTCAAACTGGCAACAGTCAAGGCATATGAAACACGCTGGTCAGGGTCCAGAGTGCGCGCCGGTCAAACTTCCGATGGCTGCGTGAGCCGAAAAAGCTATCGGGCCGCCCTCAACTAAATGGACAGAAGCGCACCTTGACAGCACAAATGGCAACGGGAAAAAGGGGCATTTATAATGGAAATCGGGATACACGCGTTCAACGCGGAGCAGCTTGGGCCATACCGGAAGATGGATGACTACGCCGCGCATTGCAAGGACATCGGCTTCACCTGGACGAAGATCGGCGTGGGCATCACGGACAATGAGGATATACGCCCTCGGCTTGAGAGTGCGCGCGAGGCCGGTCTGCGTTGCGTGGTGGATATACAAGCCACGGTCGAGTACCTGAGTACCATAGCTATTGAGGCGCAGGTGCGGCTGAATGATGAGGGCAAGCTGTTAGGGAAGCAGCCTGGCGACGGTCCCGAACGCATCCAGGAAATCATCATCCAAAACCAAGAGACCGCCTCGGCCATCGCGAACGGTAAGCTCGCCGATAAGGCCCGCGCGTTCGTCGAGTTGCACAAAGACTTCTGCGAGGACTACGAATTCTGGGGCGAGTACCGTTGCGCTTGGGTAAGCCGAGGTATATTTGACCGGCACCAGGCATACCCGGCTATCCTGATAGCGATACACAAAGCCATCCATGATGTCATGCCCGAGGCGCGCGTCTGGAATGGCGGCTACGGGATGGACCTCGACATAAACTTCATCCTCGGGCTGCTACAGGAGGACGCGGAAAACGCATTCGAGGTTTGCAACTGGCACCCGTATTTCATGCACATTCGCGACCGCGCGCGCGCTACCGACCTCGCCGAAAAAGGATATACCGAAATCCGCAGACGCCTTGATGAAGCCGGTACTTCTCAGCCCTTCGCCTGTACTGAGTGGGGCTATCCGACGCTGCCTCCAGACATGCCCGAGGAGTTCAAGGAATATCTGCGGAGCGCCGTGGTCAAGGAAGGCGTCCAGCAGCTTACATGCGAAGAGGCGGTAGAGTGGTACGAGGCCGACCTTGAGATAATGGAGCGGCACGGTTTTCAGGTTGTGATGGTACACGAACTGGTTGACCATGACGCTGAGAAGAATGTCGCCAAGCACTGGGGCGGCTTCTGCGGGCTGCTGACTACGGACGGTAAGCGGAAGCCCACCTATGATGTCATCCAGAAGTGGGCGCACAAGGGGAGAGCGGGCAAGCCGGCGTTTGCGGAGGCGGCACCGGATGGAGAGTCCGGCCCGGATGTACCGCTGCTTGACCTGACACCGTGGAGTGCTGAGGAAATTGCGCGGAATGAAGATGAATGAAGGGGAGGGCGATGGAACACTCTGAGCTAATCTCATTAGTGCGGATGCTTGAATCTCACGGGTGCGCGCTGGTCATCGAATGGGAAAGTGGGATAACCTACGGGAGGAACATGACAATGCGGGGCGGCGTCACTGCGGTAGCACGCAAGGAATTGTGGCCTACCCGCGCCCACAGATACAGGTACGATGTGATACGGGCAAACCAGCCGACGCTCAATAGCGCGCTTGCTTTACTGGCGGCCTCAGTTGACGAAGCAGAATGGCAGGATGATGAGGCTGCGGTATCCGCGTTTGCCAAACAGGCCATGCAACGCAAACATGAGACCGGCGACGCGGGAGTGACATTCAAGGCGTTGCGCGAGACATTCCTGCCCGATGGCGTCGAAGGCCCGACCATCGTTTACGAGACAGGCTATGTCACTGTCACCGCTACCGAAGCCAAGATACTGCGCGCTGACCCCGACACTTGGGGAGAGGTAAGCGAAGAGGAACTCAAAGAGGAGCAAGTTGATGCCACGATTCAGAGCTAAGAAGGATGCGATATTGCCCGATGGTGTGATAGGCTCGCCCGTTGTTGCGAAGGGCGATTGCGTCACCGTAAGCGATAGCGAGGCCGACATACTCCGCGCCGATCCCCGCACTTGGGAGGATATGGACGCGCTGGTGCAGGCGGAGACTGTCAGGCTGCGCGCTGCTCCTGCGGCGAAGAAGGTTGCTCCAGACATCAAGAAGGTTGTCGCAAGTGCTGATGAAGTCAAGGATATTGAGGGCGATGATTGCAGCGGAGATGAAGGCTGAGACTGAGACCAAACACTTCGGCTGGCAGCAGGTCTGGAAAGCTGCTCAGATGGTGGCCCGCGATGCTATCGCGCAACGCTGGCTTGACTATCGCGGCGAGGTTACGTTAGCTATTTTGGAAGGCCGCACACTATCCGAAGAGGTACTCAGTCCGTCGGCGACACTACGCAACGCGCACCTCGGCAAGATGACCGCAGCAGCCCTGCTCTGTGTGGAACCCGATGAGATTGTAGACATTCAGATTTCGGCGGCGGGTGACTGGACTGTAACCTATCTGCCGAAGCCAATGCCGCCCAAGCCCGTGCTGCTGATAATACGCAACGATAATGACCGCTATCCTGAGAGCATGGCCGATGCCCACTGGAGCCTCCCGGCGATGGGAGACGGGGATGTCTGGGCGATAGAGTGGGAGCGAGAAGGGGAGCGGGCTACCGGCACGCTGACCACGCGCACGATAAAAGACCCCGACGGTGATGATGAGGACATAGCCAACTGGAATCTGTGTGAATGCCCGTTTGAGGGAAACATGATTGGCCGCTGGCCGCGACGAGGGCGGCTGGAATCGGATAAGCCATTGGAGGTCATTGAGGACTAATGCCCGACCTGATAACCGTTGATGATGTCAAAGACGAAGGTGCAATTCAGGGCGCGCAGCTTGACGCCCGTATCCTGCGCAGGATTTCTTCGGTCACCGCCAATGCCGAAGCCTACTGTATGCGCCGGTTCGAGCTTGAGACTCGCACGGAGCATCACGACATCGTAGGCAACCCTAGCTTCTTTTACGTGGACAATCCGCCTTGGGTGAGCATAACCACGCTGACCCACAACTCGCAAGTTGCGGCGGTGACCATTGACGCCGACGAGGATGTCATAAACGAGACGGAATACAAGTCCGCTGGCCTGATTGAACTGTTCAACGGGGAGTCGGTGTTTTACAGTGGCGATGCTTCTGTCAAGATAGTGTATTCCGGCGGCTATGATGAAGGGACATTCCCCGCTGAGGTCAAGTACGCGCTGATTGACCAGATACTCTTCGAGCTTGACCATCGCGAGCGTATCGGCATAGCAGCGCAGGCAGCGGACGGGGTATCCATCAGCTATGACGAGGCAAGCGGATTCGCCAGTCAGGTCAAGGTGGTGCTGGAGAGGTACAGGCGTTTAGACAAGCTGCTGGTTTGACGGTGCGCCGAGGGGTTAGCTCCTGCCGTTCGTGAATAATCCGAACGGCTAAGACCTCCTCCCGCCTCTTGGCGCACCACCTATAACAACCCTTGCCGCCCTCAGGAAGCCGCCTGAGGGCTTTGTAGATTCCAATAGAGGACAAGCCCACCTATGGCACTCATACCGCTGCCCGACCGCCTGACAATCTATCACACTCCTGAGTTTGGCGATACCGACCCGCCTGACTGGCTGCCATCGGATACTCTCAGCCTGCGCGGGCGTGTAACCTCAATGACCAACACGCAAGCCCTGACCGCAAACGCTGCTGGCGAATACAGCCCATTGGCGACGCACATGCTGCGGGCAGAACCATCGGCTGACCTGGTGATTTCCGCGCTAGTGCGGCGGCACTCGGATGACAGATGCTACCTGATAATGAGCGTGCGGGAATCGAATAGGCGAAGCGCGGCAGGCAGACCCGACCACGTTATCTGCGACATATCAATCATGGATGACCCGCCGCCGCTGCCAGATGCGCTTACTCAAGAGCGCAGGGATAGGTAAGCCATGCTCACATTCAGCATCAAGGGAACTCAGAAGCTACTGAAGGCGCTGGGCAATGTGCCGAAGCAGACGCGGCGCAGCACGGAGAGGGCGCTGACCAAATCGGCGCACCTGGTAGAGCGGAACGCGAAGCAGAACCTCACCGGCGGGCGACCGCTCAATGTGCAGAGTGGCACGCTGCGCTCCAGTCTCCGCGCCAAGATTGACAAGGCCAAGTTGGAAGCGCAGGTAGGCACCAACGTTGTCTACGGGCCGGTTCACGAATTCGGCACAACCATTCCAGCGCATACAATAAAGCCCCGCCATGCGAAGGCGCTACGCTGGATAGGCCCCGCTGGAGTTGCCATCTTTGCCAAGAGCGTGCGGATACCTGCTGTAAAGATGCCGCGCCGCCCTTGGTTGCAACCAGCCTTCGACCAAGCTCAGGCGAGAATCAAGAAGTTCTTCAAGGACGAAATCAGCGGAGG